TCGTCTGGCTCGTTGAGTGTGATCTCCAGCATATCAGCTGGAGTCCAGTTTTTGATTTCAATATTTTCGTTTTCCACCTTTATAAATCCTTTGTTTCAATAGTTCAATTTGTTCATTATTAAATAATGGTAAAACGGACTTAGCCTTTTCATTACTATATCCATAATATTCTTTAATGAGTTCTAGGTTATTTACCTCCTGTGGTTTTAACCACTTGGAGAACCTCTTCTTCTTTCTTACTATATTTATAAGAAATTGATATTGAAGCTTATTGTCAATATGGTGGTTCACATTCATCTCATTAGCATATAGAACCGTATCATTAAAGTATGATAGGGCTCTATTTACCATAAAAGCTGGATATGATTTTTCGGAAATATCATCAGGCATTATATCCTTCTTAGTGATATTAATGCTGTTTACATAATCAAATGGGTTACTCACTTGAACTTCACCTGTGCCATAATCTCAGTACAGCATGCTACGATGTTCAACTCGTGATCGGCAACGAAAGCATTCTTATACTGATAGTCTGCAAGAATAAGTACTAGCTGAGGAATAGATTGTGGTTCTACAAAGTCAGCCATGTTGTCGTATATCTTACGGAATACTGCAGCAGGTTCGGTATCAATATTGTCTGCAACCCATTGGCGCATTTTCTTAAAGTCTTTGCGCTGTAATGATTGCATCAACTCATTAACTGATATATCAGATAAGGTAACCAATATACCTGTATCAATAGTCCCAGAAACTGAGTATCTTTGTAACTCATTTAATACTCTACGCCAGTCCGGCATGTGTTTCATAATCAGTTCTGCAATTACAGGAACCTCGTATGTCACACCTTCGGTATCAAGAATGAATTGGATTCTCTTTAGCATTTCGCCACATAAGACTCCTGAATCCTTCTTGGACATATTGAATTCGATCACAGAACATCTACTATGTAGTGGTTCAATGATTCGGTTCTTAAAGTTACACGTTAAGATGAACCTACAGTTAGCGCTGAATTCTTCTATGAATCCACGTAATGCAGGTTGGGTTGATTGTGGATTAAGGTAGTCAGCCTCATCAAGTATTACTACTTTATAGCCACCTTGTAGGGAGACTGATGAGGCAAACTTCTTAATCTTATTTCGGAGTGTATCAATACCCGATTCTTCCGATCCGTTAATTAACAGATAATCCAAATCCAGTTCGTTACACAGAGCCTTAGCAATAGTTGTTTTACCAGTACCGGCCGTGCCGGTGAGCAGCATGTTGTGAAGTGCACCTCCTCTAACAACATCTGCAAAAGTTTTCTTGATTGAATTAGGTAAAATTGTGTCACTAATTTTCTGTGGTCGATACTTCTCTACCCATAAGAAATCATCCATTATAGTACTTCCCAACCAGTAACTGTTGCAACACGGAAGGATCTCCAAGCATCTTTGTCAAGAGACCATACTGCAAGATGTGCAGAGTCTGGACTAATGCCTTCAATGACGGTTTTCACTCCATGTGCATCTAACACTGTGGGGTTGAGGGTACATGGCATAACTCGGATTTCATCTGAGTCAATTTTAGTAAAGGTTACTGTAACAGTACCTAGTTTAAGAGCCTCGATGAGGCGAGAGGTTTCGTTGCGATCCATAATATACTCCATAATAAAAAAATGTGGGGCCCGAAGACCCCATTAGATTAAGCTTCAGCTGAGGCTTCTTCTTCAGCTGGTAAGTCACCTTCCGGCGCTTCACCATCTGCAGGAGCAGCGGCATTCAAGAATGCTACAGTCCTGTTTCTCAATGACCCGACTGCTTCCAGTTCTTGGCCTTCAAAACCACCTCTCTTAGAGCAAATATCAATAATTTGCACGAAGGTTGAGATGTCTTTAAGAGACAGTTGAGGTGCCTCTGTTTCAGTGGTTTCTACCACGTTTTCTTGTTCAGTCATTTTGTTTCTCCTTTGATCAAAGTTAGACTAATTTTAGAAGTCCCGGCCGATCCGGCAACTTCCATATTATCCCCATCATTATAATGGGAGATTCGGTTTGTGTACTTATACTTATACACCATAGCTACTAGTTCTTTCAAGAGCTATAAAATATTCTACTGGGTAATCTGTGTTCTGCCAATTTGAAATCAACTTAGAGCTGATAGAGACAAAATAGTCGCCGGGTAGTAGTTTCAAGTTTGGGATGTTAACCACAAAATTGAATTCTTCTTTACATGCATTGTCTTTGTCGACCACAATATCAAAGGTGTTAGCAGTCGCATCTTTAACATCTAAGACACTAGCTGTAATGACACCATTGTCACCCTTGAGGGATAGTTCGGTATGACCCAAGACGGCCGCTGCCTTCTTAATCTGATCCAATACTTTCTGTGAGAGATTAACTCCAACTTCCGCATTAGGCATCGTAATGTCCTTAGTCGGTTGAGTTAGGATCTCAGTCTCAGCAAAGAAGTATTTAATCTTCTGATCACCATTAGACATAGACACAGACTTGTCGTCAAACGTCATGGCTGCATTTTCAATAAGACCATGCACTGATAGGAATTCATTTAAGTCATAGACTCCAAACTCCACTGGAAAGTCCTCAGTGATTTCAGCAGTAGCCATAATGTTTTTGGCCTCTGAAATTGTCTTCACCTTCTGTCCTGGTTTTAGTACTAGGTTGGGATTAACACTAGCAAAGTTTTGTAATACCTTTAGGGTATCGTCTGATATAATCATTATATTCTCCTGTTATTCATAAGTTATATTATAACACACTTACTGGCAAAAGTAAAGGGTTATTTTCATTCATTGTTATACTTACGGTCATGTTCAAACATTGCAAGTAGTCCATAGTGTAATACCTTCATAAGGTCCTTTCGGAAGTCCTCAGGTGTCTCACCTTTCTTCCCGTAGCGTGCATTATACTTATCCACGTTACCTAGAAAGAAACCCATACCATGGCCGCGATCAATAATGACTTCGGAAGATTGTAATCCCCCTTGTCCATAATGTTGTCCGTAGGTAGAATCTATATATTGTTGGAGCTCTTCAATAAGAGCCCCTTCATTAAATTTGTAGTCTGGTTTAGAAATTGATATCAGTATCCTCAGTGGTAGGTTCATCATTTAGTATCACACCTTGATCAACCTTTGTGTAAAGATCCAAGAAGGCAGTTTTGGTATCATCGTCAAACCTTGCGATACATAGGTCGATTGACTTCATCTTATCATTAAAGATAGAGAAGGTCTGGACAATGTGGCACAGTCTACGGGTTGAAATAACTTCATCAACTCCATCATCATAGAAGGTCTTTCTGATAATGTCTGCCCAAGTAACTAGGTTCTCAGCAAACGACTCGTCTACAGACTCAAACTTCTTCATGTGATTGAGTACAATTTTCTTCTCTACCGAGACCGAAGGGAACTGTTGGTCAACTGCAACTGTAAATCGTTCCAAGAAAGCATCATCAATGATAGATGCCGCTGTGAATCGGCCGTCCTCTGAACCCTTACCTTTAGTATTCGCTGTCGCTATAACATTGAAGCCAGGTGCAGGAGTAACCGTTTCACCTGTCTTCTTAACAAGCACAGGTTTACCTTCAAGTATACCTTGAAGACACATAATTTTATTTGTAGCACGATCAATTTCGTCGAGCAATAGGATAGCGCCATTCTCCATTGCCTTAAGTACCGGTCCTTTTGAAAAGACAGTCTCGCCGTTAATAAGTCTAAATCCACCAATTAAATCATCCTCGTCAGTTTCTGGATTGATCTGCACTCTTATAAACTCTCTATTGAGTTTGGCTGCAGCTTGTTCGACCATGAAGGTCTTACCGTTACCGGATAACCCAGAAATATATACTGGATAGAACATCTCGGATTTGATAATCTTAGTGACGTCGCCATAAGCGCCCCATGGGACAAATGTCGGGTCAATCTTTGCAAACGATTTCTCGTCATTAACTATCGACTGCATCTTAGCAACGTTGGGTGTGGGATCCATAGTACTTACCACCTCTGTACTCATTGTAGGCTTGACGGCCTCTATAGCGACTGTTAAGTCATATGTACCAACCTTAACTCTGTTCTCACCGTCAATGAGAGCGTAGAAGTCTGGGCCTCTATAACCCATGGCTTTGGCTGTATCCACGATCACGTTCTTTCTGAACTGAGTCTGGTCGGGATAGGTTGTTATTAGTTTCTTCACGATGTTTTGCGTGGATATTTTCACTTGATTCATAATATTTTTCCTTATCATATTTTCTTATATGTGTATATTATACTACGGTTTAGGTAGTTTGTCAACACTTTTCTTCATTTATTTTCACTTTCTTTAGAACATTTTGGAATATGCATATAACTTTTTATACCCTAGGCTACCGCCTTTCCGAACTTAGTCAATAGGACTTTGTTCTGTTTCTTACTCTTTGAGAACTTCTTAAAGGCCGTTCTAATGCTGGCATTCGAGGCGTCGTCGGCAACAGCGAACTCGTCTTCTTGAGTCTCCAGATTCTTACCACCTTTCACTAAGTAGTACTCGTTATACCCTAGAACATTCTGTTCATGGACACACTTGTTAATTCGGTACTCTTTGTTAGCTCCGGATTTGTACTCTTCGCTGAACTTGTTTAGTTCATCAGCCATGATCCAAAGTCTCTGTCTCCAATCTGAATTGGTGTCTGCCATAAAGAATCCGATGGTATTGATACCGTATTTCTTTGTCATATTCTTTAGCAGTGCCGAAGTCATGCTTCTGGATCCGACTCTGGACTTAACCATAGTCCCATCTACATTGATCACAGCGCCGGATCGGTCAGGCCTGAACATGTTATCATTAGACCAGTCACTGTAGGTTGAGATCCTATTAGCATCGCCGTCAGTAAAGGTGATGAAGTTCATTTTCTCTATACCGTGTTTTGCCTTGAATTTCTTAACAAGGTGGGTAGATACCATAAGAGCTTGATTGAGGGGCGTTGAACCATACTCTTCGTAACGACATAGGTCACCCCAACCGTTCTGTCTAAGTCTAGTATACATATGTTCCATAGAGTCCATGAAGTCAGATTTACTGAAAGTTGATGAACATATATGAGGCATTGATAAATTATCTAGGTCTACAACGCCTGGGTTATTTTTCTGAAATTCGTAGTTAATGTCTGGATTGGTTGAAGTAAACCCATACACATCAAACGGGATGTTAGTGGCTTTACAAAACATCACTAAGTGCATCACTTGTTCCATGACTTGAGGCATCGACCCTACCATAGAACCAGACATGTCAATCAGAAGCATCATGCCGTGGTTTTTAGCATTGGCCAACTTGGTAGACTGCAAGAAGATGTCTTCGTTTGTCTTATAAGACCAAAGCTTGTTTACATCAATTGTACCAGTCTTGGCTGTAGTAGCCCTGGTGTTCTGATATGCTGCCTTTCTCATTTCAAATTCTTTTACTGCAACTTGGACATTTTTCTTTAGGCCTTTCACGTACTGTCTGAACTCTACTGGATCTACTGGATCCTTTGAACGGTAGTTCTCTGCCATATATGCATCGTGTTTAATTCTACTTGCCTTGAGTTTAGTATAGTTGATTACTATCTTATCTAAGGCCTCTTTATTAACATCGCCGATATATGACGGCTGTTTCTCGTCGTCACCCATTGTTAGGGTCTTTTCCATTTCTCTAAAGATTGTATCGGTAACAGACTCGTCAGTCAATTCACTGTGTACTGGTTCTGCTGGAGCAACTGCAACCTCATCTTCACTCTCCTCTTCAGCTTCTGGAGAGTCCTCAGTGTTTCTTTCTTCACTAGGAGAGTCCTCAGTGTTTCTTTCTTCCTCTTTCTCTTCACTAGGCATATCGTCATGGCCCATGTTTTCGGTAGGGTCTTGACTTTCTGATTCCTCTGATGTGTCAGTAGACTCCTGTGGCTCTGGTTTCTGCATCAACTCTTCTTGGTTCTCATTAGTCCAATTCAAGATGTCTCTCACTAAGTCCAAGACCTCGTCAAAGGTCTCTGTAGTAAGTGAACGAGTTAAGAATGTATTTTCTTCAGGAGTAAATGGAACTTCGAGCTTTGTGCCGAGTTTGGTTTTAAGATTGATCTTGTCTATTAGTTTGACTTGATCCCAGTCAACATCGGTAAGAGGTCCGAAGAACTCTCTTTTGAGCAACTGTTCGTAACCTCTATTAAAAGAACCGACCAGACCAGGATATCGAGCTTGAACCTTTCTTTCAATTCGAGCATCTTCAATTACGTTGATGTAAGACCTAGGGCAACCTTTAAGTTTCTCAGGGCTGTCATGCCATCCTTCAAATGGGGTCTCTAATGCGTGACCAACTTCATGGCCGACAAACAGGTCATATACATCTTTGTGCATATCATCCCAGAGGGGTAGACCCAATACTCTATTCTTAATATCGAACCAAGCGGTCTTGAAATTACCATGTTGTATAGTAACGTTCTCTCTGGCGAGTAATTTCGGTAATAGTGACTTGTTCATATTAAACTCCTTATTTCTTAATATGTGTATATTATATCACCTTTTAGGGGTGCTGTAAACACCTTTGCGCGAAATAGTTGCATTAAAACGTACATTTCTTATACTTTGTTAGTATAAACATATAACTAAAAGTTATAAGAGCTGTTACAGTTATATGACTTATGTGTCAGGTTAAGACGATTAAGTGACTTATCACGACTAATCTGTCATATTATCTGATTCGGCTGAAGTTCTTGTGCTTGAAGAACTCGATCTTGGATCTGAACTTGTTCTCTAGCATATCACCTTTGTGAGATATAATGAATACATTGGAATCATCATCCAGTGTGCTCAGAATCTTGGTAAGGTTCTCTACACCATCCACATCCAAACTGGAGTCAAATGTCTCATCCAGAATCAATAGATTGGTACTTGCCGAGTTCTTCATCTTGGCTATCTGTCTCCAAGTAAATAGTAAAGACAAGTCAATTCTCTGCTTCTCACCTTCGGAGAATGATGCGTAGTTAAATGAATCACGATGCCGAGATCTGATAGTCTCATTGAAATTCTCATCCAAATGGAACGCAACAAAGAAGTCCAGAATCTGTAGATAGTTATTGATTAACCTATTCATAACTGGAAGATATTGTTTAATGACTTTGGTCTTAATACCAGTATCCTTCAACATCTCTCCGATTACTTCATTATATGTTCTTTCTTCAACATACTCTAGCTTCTTGTCAGTAGCAGAATCCTTAGAATCTCTTAACTGTGATAATTCAGTCTTGGCACCTTTAAGGTCTCCAGTCTGTCCTGAGAGTCCGTCAATCTGATCCTGTACCTTATCTACTTCTCTTTGGATAACAGAAATCTTATCATTGTTTGAATTGATTCGTTGTTGTCTCTGTTTTAGCTCATTAAGTTTGTTCTTAATCTCAACCCCTTCCCTCTCAGCGATACCAACTTCTGTCTGAATAATTTGGATCTCACTTTGAACAGCGGCAGCATCTTTCTTAATGATGTTAAGTTTAGCTGTCTTAATTTCTGAGTCAATCTCTTGCTCACACGTAGGGCAACTATCGTTGTCTTCAAAGAACCTAGCATCTTTTACCAGTGACATTATCTTACTCTTATTCTGTACCTGAGCAGTTTTGATGTCAGACATTCTTTCCAGAAATACACTATGAGCCTTTTCTCCAGCATCGATGCTGACAGTTAGATTCTTACCGACCACTTTGGAGTCTTCAAAGAGTGTGTTAATTTCAGCCTTGTGGTCTTCTACTGACTGCCGCTTCTGTTCTATCATATCCTTATTAATAGATTGCAGATCATTAATGTACTTAGTTTGTGAGTCCATCTTGGTCTTATATAAGTCAATCTGATGATTGATGTCTGTAAGCTCTTCTTTGATCTTGGAATTTCTTTCCTTTAGAAGCATATTCATCTTAGAGAATATTTGGATATCCAATAGGTCTTCAATGACTGCTCTGCGGCTCCACGATGGTAACTGCATAAAGGGAATAAAGGAACTACTGCCTAGAACCACGACCTGATGGAATGACTTATGATTTAGCTTTAGAATATTGGTTTCCAAGAACTTTTGAAAATCTCGCATATTAGATGCTTGATTCATCATATTGCCGTTCTGCCATATCTCAAACTTATTAGGTTTAATACCACGAACAATCTTAAACTCAGCATTACCAATGTCAAACTCTACTTCCACTTCAGCTTTCTTGCCGTTAATAGAATTGATTAGTTGGTATTTACCGATGTCCCTGTGGGGTTTACCAAAGAGACCAAAGGATAGAGCATCTAGTAGGGTAGACTTACCGGCTCCATTTTGGCCTACAATAAGTGTTGTGGGTGATTTGTCTAGTTTTACTTCAATGAATTCGTCGCCGGTGGATAGAAAGTTCTTCCACTTACATGATTTAAATTGTATCATACTACCTCGAGGTTCTGTGCTTCAGTATATAGTTTTCTCAATTCAACCTTAATGTGGTCTTTATCAAGGTCAGTCTCTACTGCCTCGACATATGAATCAAGAAGCTCAGTGGTATCTTCTAGGGAGATTTTTTCATCATCAATACTTTCTCCAAGATACTCTTCAAATGACTCTGCTATCTTCAGCTCATATGTTTCAATAGATTGTAGTTTATCAACAAACTTATCAAACATATACAAGTCAGTTTTATTTATAACAATGAGTTTAATAAACTTTTTGGCGTACTGAGTTACATCTACATTATTATAATCGGTCTTAGTGTCGTCATAAATGACCTTTTTAAACATAGTAATAGGGTTACGGACTGGAGTAACCTCTCTAGTTTCGGTATCTAATACATGGAAAAATTTAGGATCATCTACATCGGCCCATGTGAATTCCATTTGAGAACCTAAATATGACACGTTACCTTGGCTCGATCGTGTATGAAAATGACCAGATACTACTTGCTCAAACCGTGAGAATATATCTGCGTTCATACCGTGAGGATTAGGAACTCCAGCAAGTAAGTCAAAACCCTTCAACTCCAAATGAGCACCTAAAATGGGAGCCTTACAATTCATTGCAAAGTCCACATACTCTTTATAGTTGGCATTATTAATCCATGGAATAACTGCGACTCCAAGACCATCATAATCCAACACAGTAGGCTTCATAATAATGTTTACGTTACTAGTGAAGTACCCTAAGAGTTCTTTAAGTGAACATAGCTCATTGGTGTTCTTATAAAACACGTCATGGTTACCTGGAATGATATCCATAGTAATACCTGCTTCACGCATAGGCTCGAGGAAATGTTTACGATTTGCATTAAGAGCTTTGAAGTTAACAAACTTGCGATGTTCATAGTAATCTCCCAAATGCAGTATATTCTTAATGTTATGTTCTTTCAAGTATGGGAAGAATATATCTGTATAGAACCGATCTTGATAGTTCAAAAATATATCAGATGAATTTCTTACTCCACAATGTGTATCATTCAATATTGCTACTTTCATATATTACACCATAAATAATTCTAGTTTGTCTTTGGCCTTGGCTTTCTCTTCTTTGGCAAATTCCTTAATCTTAGCGTCCTTAGTCTTAACCTGATCAATTCTATTTCTTAGGGTATCTACATACTGCATAGTTTGTTCGGCACCTTCGCTGTCCATTCCCATAGAAACAAAGTCCTCGATGCCACATTTCTCAATGTATCTAAACTTGATATCCTGTTGCTTCTTCTCTTTGGTAATTCGTCTAATAAAGGCGAAGTAACATATCTGTGTGAAGTAAGAGAACGCATTGGGCTTACCAGTTCTAGTCGCAGCTTCAATGTTATAGTTACCTATAGCACGTAGACAGTTTTCTACTGCGTCCATGACCATTTCTTCTCGGTAAGTATACCGTACAAAGTTTGGTCTATGTGATAACCCTTCGGCTATCTTAATAAAACATGTTGCGATATAGTTATTCACTACAGGCAATGTTGTATCATCTGTACGTGCTTGCATTGCAGATTTTGCATAGTCATAGACTGCTTCAGAGAAGTCTCGGTTGTTCACATAATGTGGTTTTTCTTTAGGTTTTAATTTAGCCATGATTGGGTTTCCTCCATAATAGATATATTATAACACATTTTGAGGTAAAAGTAAAGTGTTATTTTAATTTATTTAATTGCAGAAAAGTGTTGACAAAAACGTGTGCATATGTTATAATATATAAGTCATCCGGGGGGATAGAGGTATACCACAGTTAATGTATGGTATCCTTAAGGTTATTAATGTAATCCACGGGGTGAACTTCATCATCATACTCGGTATCTTCTACTTCAAATCTAGCAGTAATCTCATCTGTAATTCTATTTAATAATGTGTCTTGACTCTCCGGAGGCTCGAAGGCCGTTTTGGCCGAGAGAGTATACTTTATGTACTCTTTCTTTATATCTTCTACCACACTAGAGCTAGTCATAATGTTATGCTTATCAATGGTATATCTCTTTTGTTCGGAGAAGGGAAACCATGGGCTAAACTGGTAACCACCAATCATAGTGCTATAGACAGAAATAGGTCTTTCAACCAGATAGTTGTCTGGATTGTCACTACTCACTAAAGCGATGATATTATCACCGTTGATTAGTTTAAAGTTTCTTATATTTAACTCTTTCATATTATATATTTATATCGTAAACATTGTAGTCGAATCTCTCTTTAGCATATATTTTAATGCGCTCTGCAGCATGAACCAAGGTGTAGTTCTTCTTACTCTTCCAATGCAAATCGTCCGCAATATCATACACCTTAGTATCTATACCATCAGCTGACTTCCTTAATCCTCTACCTATCGACTGTAGTACCCTAATCTGGGACTTACTCGGAGACGCAAATATGATGTTATGTAGACGCTTAATGTTAATACCAGTAGAGAAAGTACCCATTGACGCAACAATAATGGCGTCATCCTTAGTCTCAGTGATGGCTCTGACGTTTTCTCTATCATCCACACCGGTTTCTCCACTTACATAGAACAGATCTCTATCGGTACCCTTCAGCTTCTCTCGTAGCATGTTATGAAGGGGTTTACCGTGCTTATCTACGTACTGGAACAGCACAAGGGTATTACCCGTACAGTCTATAGCTAGGTTGGATATGAAGTTATTTCTAGGTTCATACTGGACAATGAAGTCCATCTCTTGCTGATAATCTCTCTTAACCTTACAGAACTCGTCAGCATACTTCAATAGTAACACATTAATATCTAACTGAGCCAGATCGTTGTTATCCATTAACTTTTTAGTAGTGGTAACTTTATGTACTGGTCCAAATAAACCTTCTAATACTAATTGGTGAGTCTGTGTCCCATCCAAAGTACCTGTAGTACCCATTCTATATCGATAT